CCTCTTGGCGCAGCCGCAACCGGCGCTTCCGCAACCGGGGTATATGCCAAACGGGCCGCAGGGGCCTCAAGGGCCATAGGGGCCGACCGGCCTTCCGCAGCCATCATTGCGGGCGCAAAAGTCGATCTACCCGGGCGCGCAGCATACATAGAAGCAATGTCGGTCGGAAACATTTCCGAGCCATACAAACGCCCTCTAGCGAATTCCTCTGGGAATTGCTCACGCAGCATTTGTTCATACCCAAGCGACCCAAGTTCTTCGCGTGTCGCCTGTCCGAAAGGCGTTCCTTGCGAACCTTGCATCTCCCGGCCAATACCGCGAATAAGCGCGGTCAGCCAAGATTGCCCCGGCACCACATTGCGTTCACCAGCGGCTACCGCTTCTTCCTCTAAGGTGCGCTTCTTGGCCATTTATATTCTCCTCGTAACTCTTGCCATCATCCCGGGCATCTCCGGATGAGGGGCGTAAACATGGCCGTCAGGGCCTCTTTGGCCTCCCGGCGGAATTTCGTGATCTTCCAGCATACCATTTTCTTGTTGCGAAGCATATTGAGCCCCGGGCGTGGAGTCTTGCTCTTTATGCCCTTCATAGGTATCGCTGATTGGCACTTCTTCGCTTTCCCGCACAACGTCGTCTTGCAGCTTGGCCAACTGAAGAGCCGACAGCCCTTGCTTTCCAACCACATCGATACGCTTGGTGATCGCGTCGTAAACATCGACTTCGCGCTTTTCGAGCCGTGCTTGCGTCTTGCCTTTTTCCTTCGCCAACTCGTCCATCGTAGCTTTGAGCGCATTTTGCAGTTGTTGAACCTGCATAGAAAGCATTTGCTCGTTTTGTGTTGGGCCTTGACCAAGTGCTTGCGGAGGCACCATACGCTTTAGTCTTTCAGCCGCTTCTTCCGCCATCGGGAAGTCACCAGCCCTAAACATAATGTCGCCGATGATGCTAGTAAGCGCCGGGGCTTGCGTGAGGATCAATGTGAGCGCGTTAAACGCCTCCTCGCGCCTTGTGGCATATCCCGGGCCGACATCAGCTTGAACTTCATATTGACCAATCGCAGGGTTCAAAATGCGTGTTATGACTTCATTATTCTCGTTCACCTCAAGCATATGTGCTTGCTGTAATTGTGGATCGAGTTTGACCTCTAAACTCTCGCCATTTTCAGCCAAAATCATCACGATCCTGTTGGTGTCGTAAAGTTTCGGCACCAGATCCAAAACGATCTTACCCACCTGTCGAACAGCAATCGCAAGATTATCAATGAAATGATAAGTCGCACGATCACCCTGACGCTGACGCTCCGCAATCGCTTTTCCCGTCCGTTCATTGCCTTGCTGGCCCATCTGGTTTTCGTATTGCCCCGAAACCATCTGCATTTCCATCGCCGCAACTTCCATCCCCTTCAGCGCGACCGGCGAAGGAACAGGCGGCTCTACTCTCGCAGGAGGAGTAAGAGGCTTTCCATCATCTCCAACAGACTTAAAAGGTAAATACGCATGGTTTTGACGATTGGCCGTCGCCCAGTATTCTTCAAATCCTTCAACGGTTTCTACTCCCACAATCCAAGGGGTCTTAGATTGCAAGGCTCCGTATTCCACCGCGCTTGATGCCCAGTAGTTATACATACGCTGCGGATCTTTCATGGCGCGGGTATGGCCTTTGCGGTCCATGCGCCCTTCAATGATTGTCTCCTCACCAATAACTGGAATGATCGGAATGGTTTTTCCCGGCCAGATCTTTTCTTCAGCCTCAACGATATGTGTGCCGATGATGAAATGGTAATGGATCACACGCCTTGAAACGCTGCGCTTGCGGGTCATTGGATCGTCGAAAACTTTGCTTTTCGGATCAACTTTGCGCATTTCAGAAGCCAAAAGGGTCATTGGTTGCCCGTCCGGCCCGTCAAACATCAGCAATTCATCTTCAACGTCTTCGGCCTCAAAATACTCCGCGACACGAACATGGTCATCGTCTCGCCAACCGCGATCACCGACCAGACCTTCCGTTCCCATATACTTCACGTATTGGGGATATTTCTTTTCAAAAACATCTTTCGGCATGTCTTCAAAAATGAAGGCAAATCTCATGTCCTCTTTCGCAGGAGCCCTTGCGTCCGGATCGATGTAAACCGTCATAGGATCTGGAATTGAGGTGATGTAAATATCTTGGTCGAAACTATCTTCCGATACATAGTCCGTCACAACCCGCAAAAATCCAATACCTGCCGTGACTTGGAAAGTGGTCGCAACATCATAATGGGCAGGGGCATTGCTTTGGTATTCAATATGCCGCGCAATACCGTCCCAAATCCGCGCCGCTTCTGCCGTCGCACCATTTCCCGCCGCTCTATACTTAATCCCAGGCTTATTCATCTTTGCATCATTGATGATGTTTAGATTGTGCTGGCGGGTTTTATTGATTGTTAGTGCCGGTCGCTCGTCGCGCTGCCGGTCATTCCACATTCTTGTCGGCCACTGATATTTATTGTCAGGGTCGGCGTTCGCAAATTTCAAATCGTCAAGAAAAAGCCTCCGCGCATAGCTTTCCCAATCCTCACAGCGCCGAAACCTGTCTTGCGCTCGCTTGAAGATTTTCTGAAATTTGCCGAGTTGTTCGTTTGTAGGTTCTGACATTTGTTATCCCAACCATCCAAGGCTTTCGCCAAATTCCTGCATACGCCCCATCAAACCGCTGTGCTTTTTCAGTGCACCAGCCACTCGTCGAGCCTTAGAGTCGGTCGCGCCCTCACTTGACGCAATCGCCATATATCTAAACGCATCTGCCGCATGTGACGACCAATCATGCACCGGCTCCGCCGACAGCACTTCCGTCACTGAGTTTTCTTCATAATGATAATGGCGAAGTGCGTGAAGTAACTCTTTCTCACATCTTGCCGCATCAAACCAGCATGTTGGAAAGATGCTCCGCGCAGCGATAATGCCGTCGAACTTAGAAAGGCGCGGAACAATGCGCACCCGGAAGCCCGCGTCCCGCATCTGCTCTTCGATGGACTTTTTCGATCCGAGCGTTTTAGCTCTCGCATCGTGGGGCAACCAGCAGGTTCCGTATTCATAAAGCTCCCCAGTTCCCGACCGGCGTGTGCGCAGCACATGAATGTAATGGTCTAACCCTTTGAGCCTGTTTTGATAGTAATCCACTATCCTCCGCTGCATTCCCACGTATTGCTCAAAAATAATAGCAGTATGGTCAGATCGGCCCAAGTCCCAGTATAAATTGATTGTTGAACTAGCATGGTGCGGAACGTGTGTGATGCGGCCTTCTTCCGCGCAATCCCGAAGTTCCTCGGCATAGACCGCTCCCTCCAACGCTTTACGACATTCCCCTTCCCAAACATGCAGATACGCATCACGATCTTTGGCTTTAAGATCCAGCATCTCCTGTTTGAGCACCTGCGGAAACCACGGATTATCTCGCCATGAAATTTTCTGCACTACCGCATTTTTAGGAGGAGATAACACAAAACGCTGGTAAGTATCGTCAGACTCAAGCTCCGGATTAAAAGAAACCCATATTTCAGAGCCCTCTTTACGGATCGTAGGAATAAGAACTTCCCACGAATTTTTCGTGACTTTATTCGCCTCCTCAACCCAGCAGATGTCCACACCTTCATATGACTTAATCTTCGTGACATTGTTGCGAATTCCTTCGAAAGAAAACTCGCTCCCTGTCGATGGGCAGAAAATCCTCGCCTGTTCTATTTGATAGAAAGGCATCAGCCCCAAAGACTCAATCTGATCGGACAAAATTTTGTGCACCGAGTCTCGAATTGAATTCTGCAATTCACGAGCACACAACACACGCAAGGACTTTTTTGCTGCCAGCACCACCAGCGCCCTCGCCATTCCCCAACTCTTCGACCCACCTCGCCCGCCATACAGCACTCGATACCGCACAGGCAAATCATTTACCTGCGGCCAGAAAAGACACTGGAGCTTTTCTGGCCACTCAATAACTTTTGGGGCATTTTGTGTGGTTAGGTCCATACTATACTCAGTTTCAAATGGGCCTAATTACTTGGCTTTCTTGGCATTGTAGGCTTTGAGGGCCTTTTTGTCCATTGCCATGTCCTTCTTAGACCCCTCTTTGATGCCTTTCGCGGCGAGCTTCTTGTCCATCTTTTTGTCCATCGGGGATTTCTCCCACTCTTTCATGGACATTTTCTTTGAACCGCAGCTTTTCATCTCAATCCTCACTTTTAGATCTGTCCCATAACTTAAACCCGATCTGCAGGGACAAATAAATGCAGCCGAGTATTGGAGCGAAAACCGCCGCCACATCTGAAACGGGTTTAATTGATGAAAGCCATAAAGGCGACGAGATCATCGCCGCCGATACAACCGCCCCGGTCCGTTCTGCGGTGGAGACAAACAGGGTGCTTAGAATGTCTGTGTTGTTATGCTGCATCGTCATTTAATCCATCCGCATTTTAGTGCCACGCCTACAGCATTGTGCTCTCTTATCTGTGCTATCGTCGGAGCGGTATCATGTTTTGAGTAATAAATCGCCTTTGCCGCTTGACAGAAACTCGCCCGATCAGTCCCTTCGGAAAGGGTCGTTGACTGGCAACTTGCCATCATTAGAAAGAATATCAGCACGAACAGCTTCTCTTGCAGCCATTGCAATTTGGACATCATGGATTTGCCCTCTCAAATC